ATAGAGGATTCACTTGCAGCACAAAGGTTGATCAGGAAATTGGAAAATCTTCCCGAACATCGGAGAAGGAAATTGATCGGAGAGCTTGAAACAGGGGAACTTGCCATGCCTGAAAACAGGGACGAAAGACTTATCACGCCGAAAGAGTTCGCGGAAAAATGTCGCGTATCTGATCAAACCGTCCGCCGATGGTGGAAGGATGGAAAGATCCGGGGCCGTCGGGTGGGGCCGCGAAAGATCTTTCTGTATGAAAGCGACATCGAAAAGATGTGGGAACCAGGACCAGGGGAAGAAAGGGGGGAATGATGGGCGACTTCAAAAAAACAAAGCATAAAAAAAGATCTGGAAGATGTTTTGAGCTTGCCTTTTCGTATCTATTAGGGAACGAAGACAAAATTCTTGTTCATGGATCTGTTCAACACATATCTGGAAATCAAATGGCACATGCTTGGATAGAAAACCATGAAGGTGATGTTTATGATCTTGTTAAAAACGAAATATATAATGGTGATGAGTATTACAGAAAGTTTAACGCACGAAAAATGTTTTCCTACACGGTAAAAGATGCAGCAAATAAATTTACAGAACATAATCACAGTGGACCTTGGGAGCAATCAGTAAGGGAGATTGATCAAGTTATATGCGCGGGAAAATGATCCGCGCTGTCCTGGAGCGACAAACACAAGGAGGGAACCATCATGGAACTGGTAGGGCATCTTTTCGAGGACGGGCAACACAGCTTCAAACTTATGCCGGTAATTCCAGGGAACAGAAATCCGAACAATCCGCTTTTTGACGGGCCTATGGGTGAAATCAGGGACTACTTACAGCAAAAATACGGGAAGCGGGGATACAAGATCACGTCCACGCGGGACGCTGATCATGGTGGTTTTGAAGTTTACGCCAACACATAGGGCCGGGCCTTCGGGCCTGGCCTTTTCTTCAGGGGGCCGGGATGGACAAATTCCAAGACATTGAAAAAGCCAAGATCAAAATCATGGGGAAAAACGGACAGGGAGTTTATGTTGGGAATAACCTTTTCTTGACCGCCGCGCATTGCATCAATTTTAAGACTTCCGGTTCTATGGTTCTTGGGGATCACTTCATTGAAGACATTGAGATCCAGGGGCAAAGGTTCCGCGTTGCGCCTTGGGCGATTGAACCAATAAGCGATATTGCCGTTCTTGGACCTTTGGATGATCAGGTTTTCCCGGACGACGCAGATCGTCTTGAAGACTTTTGCGAAGATTTGAATCCGGCTTTGATCAACACGGTAGAACCGGAGCTTTTCCAGGAATTCGAGATCCACGTTTTCAGCCATGAAGGGGGCCAAGTACCAGGGAAGGGGGAAGTTTGCAGTCCTGGTTCAAAGTCCCTGTTCATCGAAACAAAGGATGAAATTAAGGGCGGAACGTCGGGCGGACCCATAGTTGACGAGTCCGGGGGATTGGTGGGGATCGTTTCGAACTTTTCCGGGAATGACAATACGGGAGTTCATCCAAGACCGCATTTGACTTTACCGCTTTGGGTTCTCCGTAAATTAGAAGGGGCCGCTTTATGATTATCGCCGTATGTTCTGAAAAAGGCGGCACAGGAAAAACAACACTGGCCGTCAATCTGGCCGTCCATTTGGCTGATCAGGGCTTTACTTTGATTGACGCTGACCGCCAAGAGTCCGCGTACCTATGGGCCAAGATCCGCGCCGACGCCGGGATCAAGCCAGAGATACAAACCAAAAGGATACACAAGGCAACGCTGCACAAAGAGTTGACCGGGAACGCGGTAATTGATTGCGGTGGTAGAGATTCCGAAGTCCTACGCTCCGCGCTCCTGGCCGCTGACCTTGTGTTGGTTCCAAGCCGACCGTCGCAATTTGATCTTTGGTCACTTGAAAGCATGAACGATTTAATCGCCGACGCCGGGGGATTTAACCAAGAATTGAAAGGGATCGTCGTTTGGAACCAGGCCGCCACTAATCCAGGAGTTCACGACGATCAAACCGCCGCCAAGCTTGTCCGGGATCTGGAGAGCCTTGACCTGGCCGGGACGGTTCTTCGTTCGCGGGTTGCCTATGCAAGATCCGCATCTGAGGGCCAAAGCGTTGAAGAGTTCGAGCCACGGGGAAAGGCCGCCGGGGAGATATCAAGCTTATTCCGGGAGATTATGAAATGGGTTTGAAGAGGAAACCAAAGGATGAACAAGAGTTTATCGAGCAGGGGACGAACCAGGACCAGGACCAAGAGCAAGATATACATCTTTGGCCTGAGCCTTGGGACGAGTATCGGGCCGGGCCGAAGAGCTTCAATATCCGACTGGAAGCCGAAGACTACGCAATGCTTCGATGGTATTTCGAGGAGCACTCCAAGGCCAAGAGCCTACAAAAATTGATCAAGGGCATAATAAGAAAGGAACTAACTGATAAGATTGACGATTTGAAGAAAAATGGGGAAATTTAAAAATTCATCTTATGTATCCCTTGACTTGTACAGTTTAGTGTAATAATATTTTAGTCAACACAACGGAGGTGCTGACTATGGCTGAAGGTGGTTACACTGCAAAGGATTTAAGCGGGTTCACCACGGGCAGTAAGTATCGCAGGGTTTTGAATCAAATCGAGCAAGGCCAAATTTCACCGGACATCGAGGACGCCGGAGGTAGGGGAACCTTACGCCGATTCAGCTTCGACCAAGCGATACGATGCGCGTTCTTGAATTACTTTTATGAAAACTTTATCCATGACTCTAAAAAAAGTTACGAGATCATGGACGCCGTTTACTACATGCTGCCGACAATGATCAACAATCACAAAAACGAAACGAAAGGCTTCCCGCGCTATTGGTTGCTGGCGATAAACAAAGAAGATCTGTTTACCGGCTGTTCTTTTGATCTGGACGGATTCGAGCCGGGAGAAGATGAACGGGATGGTTTGACCCGAATAGAAATAGCAAGGAATATTTTTAATCCAGACATTTCAACGACTATCTGGTTCAAAAAGAATGACCATTTCTTACCGTCAAACGTGCTTCCAGGTTCAGGCTCCGTGCCAAGCGGTTTCCCTGTCCCAAAAAAACCAAAGATCGAAAGACCACGGGGGGCCTTGCCAGGGATGCACGGGTTTTGCTTTTTTGACCTTCAGTTCCTTTATGATAAATTTTGCTATCAACTGAATGTTAATTATAATAAGCAAAACCTGTTATTTGCTGATATAAAAGACGCGGACCCTGTTAACTTCTTTATGAAACTTGAAAACTAGATTGGAAGTGAAGCTATGATGAAGGACGACCGCTGCGAGAATTGCAAGTTCTGGAAGAGGGAAGAGGTTAAAAGTCCAGATGATGAAGTCATTGCCGGGAACGATGGATATTGCCGAGTCAATCCGCCGGTGATCCTTGGCGAACATGATCATGGGTTTTTCCCTAAAACCTGGTGTGATTGGTGGTGTGGTTGTCATAAGAGGACGGGGGCGAGTAAACCAGTGGATGATTTAACCAGGAAGGGGTGAAGCATGATAGGAGAAAAAATTTATTCTTGCCGGGTAAGATTGCAATCAGGCCAAGAGGAAAACCTGTTTGTCCATGCCGAAACAGAAGAAGAGGCCAAGTTCGCCTTGACTTCTGATCCCAACATTGAAGTCCTTAATGTCTTGCCTTTTTTGGGGTTCGATAAAGTTATGGGCCGGGGTACTTCGTCGCCGCGTCTCTTGATCAACGCCGCTGGATTCAAGCGTTGGGCTGAAAGCTCCGTTGGTGGTTACAAGGGGCTGGACGTCGCCGACAAGGTGAAGGAACTGATTGATTCCAGGGTGGTTGGATAAAAGAAAGCCCTGAACCGAAAGCCGGGATCAGGGCGGGGAACAGGACATCATATTCCTGACTTGGTGGTACTTGTCAGAATATGGCTTTCCTTCCCCTTTTGTCAATTCCCCTGGTTCCGGCATAACTTAAAAGATATGCTGGAGATCCGCCTTGTCTGAATCCGCAATCGACAAATTCCGATCTGAACTTGAATCGTTCGGTATATACCCGACCGAGATCATACCCGATGGACAACTTCACAGGTGCTCCGCGCGCGACGGTGATCCGCAAGATGAGGCCGGATGGTATGTTCTCCATAATGACGGGAAACTTTACGCCGGGGCTTTTGGATCTTGGCGGTCAGATGTTTGGGAAACGTGGTGTTCTAAGCAAAAGCACCTATCCAATACCGAGAAGCGCAATCGGAAAAAGTTTATCGCGCAAGCCAAGGCCAGGTTTCAAGAGGCCAAAGCGGAACGCCGCGCGCAAGCGGTGGAGAAAGCGAAGGGTATCCTTTCCAAAGCGCAAGCCGCCGAAAATCATCCTTACCTTGCCAATAAGCAGATCAAGTCTTTTGGTTTGAAGATATCCAAGCGGGGCGATCTTCTGATCCCGGTTCATGATCTTCAGGGCCGCTTGTTTGGTTTGCAGACGATAAATTCCGAAGGCGACAAGAAGTTCATTACAGGTTCCGATATCTCCGGGCATTTCTGCAAGATCCCAGGGGATGAACAGCTTATCATCTGCGAAGGATACGCGACCGGGGCCAGTATTCACGAGGCGACCGGGGGGACGGTGTTTTGTGCTTTCAATGCCAACAATTTGAAGCCGGTTGCCGCTGCGATCCGTAAAGCATACCCAAACGAAAAAATCATAATCGCCGCCGACAATGACCAGTTCACAGGGGCGGACCCGCTGCATGGTGCGCCGGAGAACCCAGGGAAAACCAAAGGGGAAGAGGCCGCGCGCTGGAATGTTTGCTTCTTGACCTGGCCGGAGTTTGAAGAATCAGACCTGGCCGACAAGCCAACAGATTTCAATGACCTGCATGTTCGCTATGGTTTGGAAGCCGTCGCCGCTGCGATCCGGGCCGCCGTACATATCAAGGCCGCGATCGAGCTTGAAGACGGGAAGATGATTGAAGAGGCAAACAAGGTTGAAAAGATCCTTGGCCTCAAGAATGTTGACATCTTTTGCCGCGGGCAAACCATCGTCCGACCTATCTTGACGGAAACCGGAACCTTTTCGGAGATCAAGCAAAAAAAGAAGACGCCGAAGATCCATGAAGTGACCCAAAGTTATTTCAGGGGGCTTTGTGGCAAACATTGCCGATTCCTGAAGCGGAATAAAGACGGGGATCACTACGAGCAGAATCCGCCGCGATATATCGCCGAAGAATATCTTTCCCGCGTTGGTGAATGGAACCTTCGGACCCTGGCCGCGATCATTGAGGCACCAACAATGAGGCCGGACGGTTCAATCTTAGATAAGCCAGGATATGACCCGGATACCTTTCTTCTCTACTGGCCGAACGAAAAATTCTTTCCCATTAAAGACAAGCCGACCAAAGACGACGCACGGGCCGCGCTGGACGTTCTCCTGGATCTGATATCCAGTTTCCCGTTCGTAGATGATGCTGATCGTTCCGTCGCTCTGGCCGCTATTCTTACGCCGCTTGTCCGTCGTGCAATGCCTATTGTTCCAATGTTTGGTTTTACCGCGCCGACGCCGCGAACAGGCAAAAGCCTTTTGGTGGATATCGCTTCCATGATCTGCACAGGGAAGAGGATTCCAACAATGGCGCAAGGATCAACAGATGAAGAGCTTGAAAAAAGAATTGATTCGTCAATCATCCGCGGGGATAACCTGATCAATATTGATAACGTCGAACGCCGAATAAAATCTGAACGCCTCTGCCAGTTTGTGACACAAGAATCGTCCGTTACCAGAATTTTGGGGGAATCAAGAAACGAAACCTTGCCTTTGATTCTTACGATTTTCAGCACGGGAAACAATCTTGCTTTTGCCGGGGACATAAAAGAAAGGGTTCTGTATTGCCGTTTGGATGCAAGATGTGAACGACCGCAGGAAAGGCATTTTGACCGGGATCTTTTCGAGTACATACCGGACAACAGGCCGAAGATAGTCCACGCCGCCTTGACCTTGCTTCGAGCTTGGGTTTGCTCAGGTGAGAATCCAAACATAAGCCGTTCAGACTTCACGAAATGGGATGCACTTATCCGAGGTGCGCTCTTGTGGCTGGACCAGGCGGACCCTTGGGATACGTCCGAAGTGGTGCGGGAAACAGATGTTTACGCGCAGAATATGCGATCCTTCTTTTCTATCTGGCATGAAACCTTTGGTGAAAGAAGCGTGAATGTTCAGGAGATAACCAGGGCCGCAGATAATGACAATGAGCTTCAAGACGTGCTTTACGCGATAGCCGGGAGACATGGGAAGTATGATCAGAAAGCCTTGGGCTATGTTCTGCGAAGCAATAAACACAAGATTTTCGACGGACTTCAGCTTGTCCATGATGGGACCAAAGGCCGGAACAAGATCGTTCACTGGAAAATGGTTGATATGCACGGGCCGCAGCAAAAATCTGAAAAGGTGGTTCAGTTGCCGACCAGGGCAAACCAAGCACAAAAACCAACACAAGGGCCAGGCGGGAAGAATGATATCGAAACCATATAATATGCGGGTGATACGCGGGTGATGCGGGTGATGAAATTTTCGCATGACCCGCGTGCTATCTTCAGTGAATACAGTTGTTTATAGAAATTGCGGGTGATGACGGGTGATCAATGAACTCTTAAGGACTTTTTGAAATGGTTTTTTATATTCAACAGGGAAAAAACATATATATAAATATAAGGGGAGTGTTCTGATACCCCGCAATGACCCGCATAACAATACAAGTATCTGAAATGTATATCAATACGCCGCGGGTGATGGTTTTTCGTATGACCCGCACATGACCCGCACATGAGGAATTTTATGTCTGGTTTGATCTCCTACCTTGAACGCCATTGCCTGATCGTTTGGTTTGCTCCGAATGAGGGCATCAAGGTTGCCGGGTTATCGCAGCTGGAACCAGGCACACGGGATAGGCTCCGGGGAATGATGAAGACGCGCAGGGCTGAACTTTTGGATACCGCGCCGGTGTTGGTGAGCCACGACGAAGAGGCCGGGGAATATGTCCTGGAATATGCAGATGGTTCAATCCGGTTCGCTTATGCTCCTTTGTTGGATGGACCGGGGGTTGATCCTGAGCGGTGGAAACGGGTTTTTGGGGAAACTGTAAAGCAGGGGGAAGAGGTTTATGAATACGAAGTATAAGATCTTGCAGATCGTCGCGCCTACTGTCCCAATGGTTGCCGTTCATAAGGATGAAGACGTGGAATTCCCGATTCCTGTTTCAATTTGGGCATTGATTGAAGAGGAAGATGGATATCAAAGGATCATTGGCTTTAGTGCTGGCGAATTTATGGATTCATGCGAAGATGCAGGGAACTTCGTTCGATATGAAGAGGCGGAAAAATGGGAGAGTTAGGCCGTCCTAACTTTGTTTTTGGTTAACGGATTCAGGGCCAGGTTGACAAGGCGGGGGTGAAAGGCTTCCCACGAAGGGTTTCAACTTGCAAGCCGGGGGTTTCGCCTTCTGGTTTGGTTCGGTTCGGTACGGTTTGGAACCACAAATAAAGTCCAGAAGATAAGGTGGATATCATGTCAGAAAAGCCACGGGATACGCAGGGACGGTTCACAAGGTCAAATCCAGGGGGGCCGTCTAAGGAGAAGACGCCGAAGGATATCCGGGATCTGATTCGCAAGATGGAAGACGGGCATCTGGACCGCCGCCGTCGCATGGCAAAATTGATTGAAGAGGGCCGCGAACTCTTGGGGGTTTGTGATCCTGAAGAAATAGCAGTCCAGGTTCTTGAACATGACATTGCCACGAACCTTGCCATTGAACGGGTGATCCTGGAGCACGCGAACGAACGGGAAGATCTGATCGACGAAAGCGGACAACTGATTCCCGCGCTTTCAACTAATCTCTTGAAGTACCAAGAGGCCAAGAGGAAGTCACTGATCGAGCTGAACAGGATATACGCGCGCCGCCGGGAAGAGGATCGGGCGGACAAAATGACGCGGGACGTCGCGGACATCATCCTGGACGACCAGGGGGGCGACAATGAAGACGACGAATAGGTGTTCCCACTGCGGGGCCGAGATCGACCGCCGCCGGGGTTATTGTCTGGAATGTGAACGTCGCCTTGGGGAACTGGATCTGGAAACCATCGTCCGGGCCTTGGCACGTCTGCCAGTGGAGAAACGCCGCGCGATCGTCCGGGGCCTGAACCTGGAGTTTGGCCGATGAGATTCACAGCCGACCAGGTTCGCAAGTGGAAGGACGGGGCCGCCGGGTTCGAGCAGTGGATAAATGATATCCAGCCAAGGATCATATCTCCCAGGGGCGGGTTCCAGGTATTTGAGTTCGCCGACTTCCAGCGGGACGCGATACGCCGGGCCTTGCAGGTTGACCAGGACGGGAACTGGAAGTTCGGGACCATCGGGTTCAGCTTTCCGCGCAGACATTCCAAGACGACCTTGAACGCGCTTCTGGTTCTATGGCGGTTCACGCTTTGGCAAACCGAAAACATCAAATGTATGGCGAATTCCGAACGTCAATCTATCTCCGTTGGCTTCCAGACCCTGAAATCCATCATCCTGAACACTCCGTCGTTGGTTGCTCAGATCGGAAGGGATAACGTCCGTTCATACGAGATCAGATACCCAAAGCTGCAAAACCTGATTGAAGCCGTTTCCCTGAACATATCCAGCCTATACGGTGAGCGGATTACCGTCGGTTGGGTTTCCGAGATCCACGCCGCGCCGTCTGAAGAGCCGATGCAAGTCCTGGCTTCCAGCTTGGGCGATTCCCTGAACTCTTGGCTTTTGGTTGATTCTACGGTGGACGCAGTGGGCGGGCCGCTTCATAGGATGGAACAGCTGCAAGAGTCCGGGGAAGATCCGACGGTGTTCATCTATCGCATTGAATACGCGGACCTGGCCGAAGCCTTGGAGAAATCGCCGCCTTGGATACGCCGGGACTGGTTGAATTCCAGGGCCAAACAGCTTTTGCCTGCCGTCTTTGCTACGCAACATCTGAACCAGAGGGCCGCCGCTGCGAACAACTTGTTTGCGATCCCGGACATTCGCGCTTGCCAGGAAGACGACGTTCCGAATCCGATTCCAGCCGCTTCATTGGATAGCATGTTCCAGGGGCGGAAATACGTTTGTGGTGGTGGCCTGGACCGCGCTTTCTTTGGTTCAATCCACGGGGATAAGACGATCTGGACGACGGTTGCCAAGGTTGCGGACCCTGAGAGCAAAGAGCCGGAATACTGGATCTTGAATCAGCAAAATATCCTTGGATCTTTGGGGCGGGGGATCAAGAAGGCGATCCGCGAGGACATGGACCGTTTCAAGCTGAAGAACATATCCCTGGAATCCTACAATTCGCAGGACATATTCACATGGTGCCTTGAGCAAGGATACCCGGCTGAAGTGATCAGTCCGACCAGTACCACGCAAGCGAACGCCTTCCCGGAGCTTTATCGTTTGGTTAAAGAACATCGTCTGCGGTTTTCTTATGAGTTAAAGGGCCTGGCCGATGAAATGGAAACATTCGTCTATGAGCTGAAGAACGGGATTCCAAAGTTCGGGTGCGACAAGTGGCACGACGACCGGATTTATTCCTTGTGTTGGGCCGTCTACGCGCTGCGGAACAAGGAACTGGCTACCTATGAGCTAAAGGACATTCACTGCAAGTCCAGGTCTCCGAACGCGCATCTTTGCTACCTGAGACAAGGGGATCTGATCTTGCCATGTTCAAACGAATGTCCAGCACATTACCACGTTCTGAAGATGTATAACCAATACAGGGAAAGCAACATTGAATCCGAAGCGACGCTGCCGGAGTTTTTTCGGGGAATGGTGAAGGTGGCCGGGGTGAAGTCATACAAGATGATTTGAGGGAAACATGATCATACTACAAGACACAAGAGAACAGCGACCGTTCACCTTTGAGCGGTTCGACGATGTAATGGTTCAGGCTGAAGGGTTGCCGGTGGGCGATTATTCGATCCCTGGTTTCACTGATCGGGTGGGGATCGAGCGCAAGGAATTGAACGACCTGATCGGGTGTTTCACTTCAGAGCGGGAACGGTTCGAGCGTGAGCTTTCCAAGGCCAGGCATTTTGAGCTTTTTTGTATCGTGGTTGAATCCGAGCTTTCCGACCTGGCCGACGGAAATTACAGATCCGAGATGAACCCGGCATCCGCGATTCAAAGTATGGTTGCCTTTATGGTTCGTTATCGGGTGCCGTTTCTGTTCTGCAAGGATCGACGCGGGGCCGAATACATGACGTATTCACTTTTGACGAAATACGCGCGGGAATTAGAAAAACGATATCAGCACATGACTAAGCACTGTTTCAGTGAAGCTGAGGCCGAGAAACAGCTTATTGGTTTGCAAGGTAAGATGCAGGGGAAAAAGTCGAATGTGAAACGAGCGTGAAATATCTACCTTGGAAGGGTAAAGCATGTATGACGACGAAATTTTGGTGGGCCTGGACGAGATCCGGGTTTTTATGAGACGTGGAAGGCGAACGGTTTTGAAGATGTTACAGAACGGGGAAATCCCTGCAAAGATGGTTCATGGTGCATATATGACCACGAAATCAAGGATCATTGCATGGCTGAACGATCAGCCAGTGGACAAGGTAACGAATAACCACGTCAAGGAACTGAAGAGATAACGAATTGACCATTGAACCAAACGGTTGGGTTCGGTATGGTACATGATAGAGTCAACCGGGTGGAAACCATACGGTTGCAAACGGTACCGAACGGTTCCAAGTGGTACCATATAGAACCAAACCAAACCAGACCAGGCGAAACCATATAGAACCATGCTATTTCAAAGCAAGGCTAAGGAATTAACTGATATCACATATCAGGCCGCAATATCTCAGGTGAACAATGAGCGCAAGGCCGAAGTTCGTCGCCGTCTGGATATGTACCACGACGACCAGGTGGACTATCTCCGGGACGCGCTCCGCCGGAACTTCCAGAACCCGAAGGATTTGACGCCTTGCTTTATCAATATCGTCAAGAAGATCGTCGATAACCTGGCTATGGTTTATATCCGCGACGCAAGCCGGGACGTCGAGGGTAAGGAACGCGACCGGGAAATCTTCGCGGAAATCACGCGGACCAGTTCTTTACCCATCAAGCTGAAGCTGGCTTCGCGGTACACAAAACTTTTGAAATCCGTGCTTCTCCGTCCGGTTTGGAGAAATGGAAAGATGGATCTGGACGTCCTGACCGGCGACGTGGTGGACGTCGTGAGCGGGGATACGCCGGAAGACGTTCGTTCCATTATGGTTACGCATTTTCCCGAATCGAACCAAAAAGAAGACCTGGAATATACGCGCTGGACGCCGGAAACCGTCGAGCGGTTGAACTATCGGGGCCAGGTGATCGAATCAGATCCGAACCCCTACGGGATCTTGCCGTTTGTTCCATGTTGGGACCGAATCCCGACGTCTGACTTTTGGTTGCCGGGCGGGGATGATCTGATCGTCCTTCAGGAAGCCATAAACGAAAAGCTGACCGACCTACTTTATACGCTCCGTATGCAAGGCTTCGGTGTTGGTTGGGCCAGGGGCATGGGGGAAAATGAACCTTCCCTGGTAGGGCCTGGCACCATGTTCAACTTGCCAGAGGAAGGGGCGATCGGGTTTGAGTCAACCAAGGCTCCGATTGATCAGATCGTTGGCGCAATCGACAAGCTGATCAAGTGGGCCGCGATATCGAACGGGCTTCCCGCTGGATCTCTGAGCACCGAACCGACGGACGAATCCGGTGTTTCCAAGATCGTATCAAACCGGGAGCTGGACGAACGCCGCCGGGATGACGTCGCGCTTTGGGAGCAATACGAGCGGAACCTTTTCGACGTATTCAAGATCGTTTGGAACGTACACAATCCGGGCCGCAAGATCTCCGAGTCGTCTTCCCTTTGGTTAGACTTCTACGATCCGAGTCCGCAGCAGGACCAGGCCAAGCAAGCCGAAACCTGGACCAAACTTCTGGCCGCCGGAGTGATCAGCCGGGTGGATGTCATTTTGGAGAAAAACCCGGATTTGAAGAGCCGGGACGAAGCCAAGGAATTCCTAAAAGAGATCGAGCAGGAACAAGCCGACTTCGCGCAGCCGGTGAACCTTGAGGATCTTCTGAGAGCCAAGAGCCTGAACGTATTACCGCGCGGGGTGATTATCAAGGAATTGGTACGCCGGGGGATTATCTCCGAAGATATTGATCCGGTGGAAGTGGAAGCCATGTTTGCAAGTGAGAACCGGACCAGCTCCGCTTTTCCGCTGCGGACGACTGCACAAGACCGGGCCGCTTCATTGAACACGGAAGGATAAGCCATGTCATTTTACCATAATGAAACAGATCTTTTGACCGGGGAAGGGACGCTTTCCGTATCCTCTGGTTACAACAGGCATCAACTGAAGATCGAAGCCTACAATTCAAGCGGGGAAGTCGCGGACGGTGTTTCCGCTTATGTCTCCGTTTCGGGCCGGGTTTCAGGGGCCACGGGGTTTGATCCTCTTGGAGAGATCCAGCTTTACAGTGGAAGGCAGATTTTGAAGATCAACGCCAAGGTTTCGGAATTAAAATTCCAGCCAAAGGACTTGACCCAGGAAGGACCGCCGGACGGTTTCCCTTCAGGTTATTCATATAAAGTTTTTTGGAGAGCACTAGACTAATCCGCCGCCGGGCGTAAATCGGGGGGTTGATCATGTCACAAGATCCGAATCAGAACCAGCACGTCGCCGCCGACGATACAGGCGCAAACGACCAGGGCCAGAACCAGAACCAGGGCCAAAACCAACACGACGGGCACGCCGCCGATAAGGGCGAAAAGTCGGTTCCGTATGCGCGCTTTCAACAGGTTAACGAACAAAAGAAAGCTGCAGAAGGAACCCTGCAGGAGTTGGTTGACGAATTAAAGCAGGATATCCCGGAGGATATGCAAGACCTGGTTCCGAACGGATTGAATCCGGCTGATCAAGTCCGCTGGATTAGAAATGCCATGAAAAAGGGCCTTTTCTCCCAGGGCCAGGCGCAAGACGGGCCAGACCCGAAGCGAGCCGGGGGGAAGCCGCCGACGGATTTTGAGGGCATGAGTCCACAATCCATCATGGCGCAAGGATACAAGTAAACAACATCAAGAGGTGAACTGATATGTCTATCACTTTGCTTGAAGCTGCAAAATTGGTTCAAGATCCGCTGAAACGTGGGGTGATCGAGATCTTCCCGCGCGTATCTCCGGTTCTGGAACGCTTGCCGTTCTTTGGAGTTAACGGGCAAGCATACGTTTATAACCAGGAAGAAACCCTTCCCGGTGTTGCCTTTCGCGGGATAAATGAAAGCTATACCGAGTCAACCGGAGTCGTGAATCCGCAGACCGAACGCCTTTACGTCTTGGGCGGAACCAGCAAGGTTGACCGCGCTTTGGTTAAGACCCAAGGCAACGTCAACAATCTCCGGGCGACGTATGACGGGATGAAGGCAAAGGCCGTTTCCCTGGAATATACCAAGAAGTTTTTCAAGGGCGATAATTCCAGCGACGTGAACGAGTTCGACGGGCTGGAAAATCGTTTGACCGGGGATCAGGTGGTGGATCAGGGTTCCACGTCCGGGGGCGACGCGCTGACCCTTGCCAAGCTGGACGAGATGATCGACCAGGTGCAGGGAACGCCGGACGTTTTGTTTATGAACAAGACGCTTCGCCGGAAAGTCAATACCCTGATGAGATCCGCAGGCCAGGCCACGGAAACCGTGAGCGATTCCTTCGGGCGACAAATTCCCGCATACGCCGGAATTCCGATTGCCGTCGTCGAAGAGGATAAGGACGGAAACCTTATTTTGGCTTTCGACGAAGACAATCCGGGGGGCGGGACCGCCGCGTCCAGTTCCATTTACGCCGTCCGCTTCGGGGCCGCCGAATACGTTTCGGGCCTTCAGGCCGGTTCAATGGATGTGATAGACTTGGGCCTTGACGTAACTTACTATAAGACCCTGATCGAATGGATCACGGGCTTGGGTGTTTTCCATCCGAAATCCGCCGCCAGGCTCCGGGGCATCAAAAACGCATAATGGGGGTTAAACCATGATTGATAATGATCTGATAATGAAAGACGCGGGTTTGGTTGCCAGCTCCGCAGCCGCCACGGTGGGCGGGGAAGCTCAGGTGGTGGATGTCGGGGAAGGCATCGTCAAGGGCGAATTGGTGGTTGACGTGACCGCGATTGAAATCGCCGACAATGACGAGTTGTTCAAGATCAGCTTGCAGGGTTCAAGCAAGTCCGATTTCGCCGACACATTCGAGGATTTGGTGATCCTGGAGCTTGGGGCCGCCGAAGTGTTGGGCGGGGACCAGGACAGTACCACGGGCCGCTATGTGGTACCATTCCGAACCGAACGGAACCAAACCGTTTATGATCAGCTTCGCGTTTATACGACTGTAAGCGGAACCGTCGGAACGGGGATCAACTTTTCCGCGTACCTGCGACCGCAGACAAAGCAATAAACCTTCAGGGTTTATATATATCGGGCAAGGGGTGAGTGCCTTGCCATTGCCGGCAGTTTTTCTCGCGTTTACTGCCGGCTGTTATCGGCCGCCGATTGATCGGGACATGACCAGGCGGAGAAAGTATGTCCTGATCCGGGACCGGAGATCCCGAAAACGGGCCGCGCGCCTTCTCCAGCTTCACGCTTCCTTCCTTTGGTAAAGGGCCGGGGTTTTTCCCTGGCCTTTTGCTTTTGTCAATCCTTCCAGTTGGTTATCTCCATTCACACAAGCCGTATTTTCCGCCTTTTGGGTTTGACCCGACCTGGAACACGGGGGACGGGAAAATTTTTGCTCAAATCGAAAATTTGGGCGACTTTTTTTTGATTTTCCTATTGACAATAGCCAACACAACATTCATAATGCTATCAACAAACAAAGGGGGATCATATGAAAGCAGTTGCATATCTTCGGGTTTCGACGCGGAGCCAGGGTGACAGTAAGTTGGGGCTGGAATCACAACTGGACCAGATTCAAACCTATTGCCAAAGGCAGGGCCTGGAGCTGGCCGCCGTTCATCAAGATGTTATCTCCGGTGGTTCGCCTTTGGATAAGCGGGACGGGTGGCTGGATGCAATGGCCGACCTGGAACCTGGAGATCAACTTGTCGTCGCAAAACGGGACCGAATCGCGCGCGACACATTGGTTTCCGCCTTGGCTGAAAAATCCATCCAGGACAAAAAAGCCAGGATCGTTTCCGCTGCGGGTGAAGGCACAAACGACGAAGATCCGACTTCGGTTCTTATGCGAAAGATCCTTGACGCCTTTTCCGAATACGAACGCTTGCAGATCCGGGCCAGGACCAGGGGGGCCTTGAAAGCGAAAAAGGCCAGGAACGAAAAAACGGGCGGGGACGTTCCCTTTGGTTATGACGCCGACGAAAACGGACATCTGATTCCTAACCAAGAGGAACAGCTTGTCATTGCCGAAGTCCTGGATCTTCGGGACCGGGAAGGGTTCAGCTTTCAAAAAATCGCCGACTTTCTGAACGACAAGGGGATCAAAACCAAGACGGGAAAACACTGGAATCGCCAAAACGTAAACGGTTTATATAAGAGGGTTGCCAATGGGTAAACGCATAGAGGATTCACTTGCAGCACAAAGGTTGATCAGGAAATTGGAAAATCTTCCCGAACATCGGAGAAGGAAATTGATCGGAGAGCTTGAAACAGGGGAACTTGCCATGCCTGAAAACAGGGAC